AGAAGATGGGCTCGGGGGCAAGGACGATTGACTGTAAAAAACTGCATCATTATTGATTGGTGTGCGTGTTGCTTCGGCTCGGTCGTGGATTCGTTGGCGGTCGCGTGCGCTTTTGTATTGCGTCCCTCTTCTTGAGTTGCATTCTCTGCATGCCGGCACAAGGTTCGAGAGTGAGTGGTCGCCACCACGATCTACTTCAATCAAATGATCTGCTGTGTCTGCAACTTTGCGCTGACACCAGTGACACATCGGTTGTCCTTTGAGTAGTGCTGCACGATTGGTTGCATACTCTTTGTTGTTTGTTGTTCGTTCTCTTGGCATGCTCACGCGCTTCGCTTGTGCTGGCGCGCCACTGCGTGGCTTGCCCTTGTTGATGATGTCGGGCTCATGTGTGTGTGTCCATGTCTGTGGTGTTGTTTGTTTGTATGTGTATGTTATGCGAACGATGAAGACATACAGGGATGAATGCTCCACCCACACGGATTGCCCTACCCGGTTCCCTTTGCACTCATCAGCTGATTATGTTTACAGCTCGCCTCGGCGCTTTGCCTCGCTCACTTCGTCTTGCATGATTGAGGACGCGCCGATCTACCCGCGTTACCGCGACCTCTACCCGACCGGATGCGACTCCGATAGGTGCTTGCTACTAGCCGATTGTTTAGAGCTGGAAGTTGCTCAGAGTGTAGAGAATGTACTCCATGTCACTGGGCTTCCAGACGCTATTGAAGTGTGACCCTGTATCGAATGCCATCAGCCAACGCTTCTGCAATGGTGAGAGTTTGCCGCGCTCCGCTTTGAGCTCTACCGCAAGCAGTTTGCCGGACACTGGATGCACCATCAGCAGATCGGGGAAGCCTGCGTCGCCTTGGACATTGGTTAGCCAGCGACCGCGAGAGTTTTGTGCCGGCAGATCGTGATGGATGAGCCAGCCATATCTGCGCGCTACCGAGATCACCACTTCTTTCAATTCGGCTTCGCTCATTGCTTTGTCAAACTTCACAGCGACTCCGACCAGATCTTGTCCGCAAGATGATTGATGGCCCAGCGGATCTTTTGTTTTGCTTTGTCTTGCTCGTCGCGCAGCTCAACATAGACCGCTTGCAAGCGTTCAATTGCGTTTACCAATTCTTCTAATGTCACTTCAATACCTCAATAATTCTGCTTGCTTCATGCGACTTCAATAGTTCCAGCACAGCTTCATCGCTATTCAGTTCGCGCTGGATCAATTCCAAGAGTCGAAGATCATCCATGCCGGCATCCTTAGCAAGTTTCTTGATGTAGCCGAGTTGCTTTGGTGTGGCAAATGCTCCGGATGGTATGTGTTCGCGTGTGGATGGTTGCCCGGCTGGGCGATCAGTGGTGGGCGCTAGGTTGCCCCCCAGCCGAGCGACCTTTTCCATCTCTTGACGAGAAGGTCGTGGACCGTTGCCTTGTCCTTGGATCGGGCTGTTACTAATGGCGCGTCCGATTGCGCTCGTTTCTCCGTTTTCGCACCAGCTGGTCATATTGACCCCACGGTCAGATCTTTGCTCATGTGCGTATCCGACTGACATCGGCTTTGCATCGTCGGCATGTCGGTACAGCTCTGCGCGAAAGATGCAAGAGTCTCCGTCGTAGTTCATCATGCAAGTCTCGATACGACCATCTGGGAATGTTGCCCAGAAGCGCACAAGACGCTGCTCAACGGTCTCGTAGTTGCTTAGATCAAAGCCCATCAGCAGGCCACCCAGACGATCGCGTCATTGCCTGAGACGGTCTTGCGTGTGCGTCCTGAGTCCATGACTAGAGCGTCGCGCACAAGTGATACACGCGAAGGTCGGACAGTGTTGCCGGACATGTCAAGTGTGCGTTCTAGTTCTTCGTCAGTCAGTCCGCCGAAGAGCTTGATTGCGTTGTATATCTTTTGACGCTTTGATCCTGACTTTGGGTAAGCCTTGATTGCTGCGCGCTGTGATGTTGGATGCGCTTTCTTTGCTGTGATGACCACATTGCGATTCACTGTTGGCACATATTTTGTGCCACCGAGTCCTGTAGTGATCTGGAATAGTTCTGGCTGATGGTCGGACATGTCGGATGCCTTTTCTATGAGTGCGCCTCTAGCGCTTTGATTGCTAAGTCGAGTGTAGTCACATCGTGAAGTGGCATCGGTTCATTCAACGAAAGCTGGTTTTTCATTGCGCGCAAACGCCGAATAATTGATGCGTGAGGGTTCTTGCTGATTGCCATGATGTCATCCATCAGACTGAAGATCGCCATTGTGTGTGATGCTGACGCACTTGATTCAAACACCATTTTCCTGGTCTCTTCGGTAAGTTCACCTTGATTCCATGCTGTGCCTTCGCTCATTTTACGCTCCATGGTCCCCAGCCGAAGCCGTAACGCTCCATGCCGTAATTGTAAATTGCTAATCCAGCGAGCAAGTTAGTCTGAGCCTGTAACAGATCTGATGTTTGATTGATGATGCCTTGACGCTGCAACCACTTTGACCATGAGCGACCGTTGATCTGGAGCAGACCCCAGTCTTGTGACTTGTCGCGATTGAGTGTTTTGTTGTGTGCGTTCGGTCTGCATCCGCTTTCGCGAGCCATGATGGATTCAAGCACGGTTCGTTGATCTGCAGGCCAGCCGAGATTGACAGCTAATGCGCTGAATTGTTCACACGCGCTCGAATACGGATCAATAAAAATGGTTGAGCTGGTGGTCGTGGTTGGCTCAATTAGGTATGGCTCAACACTGATCGGTGCTAGCGCGATCGTCCCAGAAGGCTCTTTAGACGCGCTAGGAGCGCCTGTGAGAGCCGTTATCCCGAATACTGTGCAAAGCACTAGCCCAATCAATTTCTCTGCTAGATAGTTCATTTTTTCTCCAGTGGTATGGGCACGCCCCATGATGAAGCATGCGATCTGAATGCAATTTGTCCTAGTAGGTATTTGCCGGTGTCCGGTTCGGTGAAGATCTGAACGAGGATCTCTTGTCCGTTATCCATGACTCCTGTGTAAACGGAGTAATTGAAGATCTGCGGTTCGCTCATAATCACTTGCCTTTCGTCGGTACTCCGACCCTAGGGCATCGGTCAAGCTTTTGGTGGGATTTCCCCGAAGACCTTTAGGAACGCGGCTTTCACCCAGATGACTGAGTCTGCTGCTTGTGGTGTGATTTCAATGTGGAACCAGTCTCCGCCGGGAGCTCCATGGATTGTTGGCTTGTTGTATTTGAGCCATGCGTAACGATCACAGCGCCATGCGCGCCCATATTTTTCGGGCATGTAATCAAGGATGCATTGGAGACCGAGATCGTTCGCATTGGCAACAACCTTGTCAATGAAAACGAGCGCTTCTTTGCGTCCTGCTTTTGGATGCTTTTCGCTTTTGCGATACGAAAGATCTACAGCTCTGCCAGTTGCATGCACCGACAACGATCCGGGTTTTCCGCGCATGTCACGCTGACCCCATGATCCGTTATTCCAAAGCGCGCCATTAGATGCAGCGATTGCTTGCCGGATCCATTCATCCATGCCGGCGCGTGGCTTCGGTGATGGCCCGTCGGCGTTGCCGATGTAATCGCGTGCGTTCGGTACGCCGGGCTTAGCTTTGGCTACTGTCACGACCGAAACTTGGATCTTTAGGGTTCACCCAGCGAAGCAATGGCGGAATGATTGCAGCGATTGCGCCCTTGCCATAATCGCGTGGATCTGTTGTGCCTGTTGAGTACACAGCAATGAGTGCGCCGACGACTGATCGCGCATAACTGGCGAGCATTGCTTTGTCTTTAGCTGTGATTTTCAACATGGTTGTCTATCTTTTCTTCTATTCGACCAAGGGTCCGGTGGACTTCACCGTGGTCGGCTTTGTTTTCTTTGCCGATTTTGTTGATGAGAGCAACGAGTACAGCGAAGCACCCACCGATAAGACCAACCACAATTTCAGTTGCCATATCACGGACTTACGCAAACAGCGCCGCCACCTCATCGGCGGTCAATCCAAGTTTGTCAATCACAGCTTGTTTTGCTTTTGCTTTGTCAGCTTTGGCTTTGTCTAACGCTGACTGGTCTTTAGCTGTTTGTGCCAAAGTCTCATCAAACGCTGCTATTTCGTCGGCAGTCATGTCGCGCTCAATGCCGTTGTCGTTTATTTTGTATGTGCTCATAAAGTTTTGCTGTATCCGTAAATAGCGTAAACGCCTGTCCAGTTAGTTCCAGATGTAAAGATTTCAATTCCGTCGTATGCGGTTGCTGTTGAATGGTTGCCGTACCATTGCTCGTAAAGCGGAACTGTTAGCGCACCGTTCGCAGCCGTGTTGCCGGACATGATCGTGGTTGCTTTTGCTAATTGTGGGCCGAACAATTGCACGCTGGTTGCTGCGTCAAAACCAGAACCAAACGCGCCGACAAGAAAACTGGTTTGGCTTGCTGCAGTTGATGTTGTCAATGATGCGCCGTTGCCTTCGACTATTTGCGTGTTGTAGTTAGTTGAAGCAGATGTGCCACTTGCACGCAATTTGATACGCAATTGACCTGCTCCGCTGATCGTGTAATTGATCAATAGCAGATAGTTTGTGTATGAGCTTGTAAAAACTCCGTCCGCTGTGACGCTGTTTGTTGCTGTGACTGTTGTTTCTGCTTTGACACATTTGAGGCCAGAGACCTTCCCGTCCAAATAACTCAAGTTGGCGTTGAGTGAACTTGCGGTCAATACTTCGCCGGCTGTGTATGTGGTGAGTGGCATAGTGCTTCCTAACTTAGTGCGTAGATTGAGTCAAGTGTGGAACTGTCAAGGATAAAGAGCTGGTAGACGGTTGTTGGGGATGTGTAGATTGTGACTTGATGTGGTTGGGAGTAGGAGATTCGATGCTCAATGCCTTCCACAAATGATTCTTGCGCGATGACGCTGGTTGTCGTTGCTGTGGTGGTGATTGTTTTTTCTACGCTGATGGTGTCACCAATTTCAAGGATTGCGACTGCGTCGCGTTCGGCTGTTGAAAGCGCTTGGAAGCTTGTGTTCACGCTTGTCAATGTGGCAGTCGGTTCACCCTGTATCAGATAGGTCGCAAGGTCTAGCGCTGCGGTCGCATTATGGACGAGGCTTTCCGTGTAGGCGACAGCTTGGATGAAGTATTTGGATTGGCTTGCCAGATCATCAACGGTCTCTGGTCCAGTAGCGCCGGCATGTGTAACGCTTGCGCGATTGACGACCTTGTCCGCACCGAAGTTGATTGACACAGAATCGTATGGAGTGTGCGCTGGGTCGTTGTCGCCAAAGTCCACAGATGCTCCAGCGAGTGTTGCACCGATGCGCTTTTGGAATGTGAACACGCCAGAACGATTTACGAACGCGCGTCCCTGTTCGGCTGCCATGATGTCATTGAGATATCCCTGCGCATTGGATCCGGATGGCACTGTGTATGCGGATGCGCCGCCGAGTGTGATTGCTGATGTTTCTATTGACTGTTGTCCGACTCCTTGGAATGCATCTACTTCTGGAAGTGCGAGAAGTTTTGTGACTCGCGTGGATGCAATTTCTTCGTCCACATTCCATTCGTCTAGGAATGCTTGTGAAAGCAAATACTGGTCATCTATGGCTTGGATATTGACTAGGTCGTTGCCATCCAAATTGAATTGATAGTCATAATTGACAATGAATCCTTGAAAGAGTGATTGAGCAACATTGAGCGAGTTGTATCGGTAGAAGCGCACTCGACGCATGGGCGCAATTCCTGGCTCATTGTTTGCAGGATCGTATGTTGGACTGTCCGTGTTGAACGGATTGAAAGCCCCGTTTGCGAGCTGGTCGTTGAGTGTGAAGTTCATGATGCCGGGGACAAATTGGTCTCCAATGTCGCGTCGTCCGCGGCTGATAGACACATCAAGTACACCGTCGGTCACATCTGCATAATCAGTTGTAGGTCCAAGTGGATAGGTCGTGTTATTGAGCACCCCTTTGGTGGCTGAGTCAAGCACGAAGCTTGATGAGTCCCAGCCTGTGTCAATTTCCAGCAAATATGAGCCAGACTGAATGACTGATGCGCTCATCAGTATGCGCCAGTTATTGGACGAACCGCGATATCGGCTGGGCCTGATGCGCGATTGAAGCTCTTGATCGCATCAATCACGACTTTGCCAGTCTGGGCATTAGTCAAGACTCCGCCATTGACATTGATTGTGTACGAGTTGCCACCACGCTCCGCCATGATGCCGGAAGTGTCGCCCGTGAATGTTGGCGACGATGTAGGCGCAAGACTGATCGTGCTGACCGTGTTTGCAAACTTTGCTCCAATGCCTTTGACATCTGCCAGTTTGAGATTCGGGTTCTTAAGCAGTTTTTCTGCAGCTTGGATTGCTGCTTGTACGCCGGCAAGATACTGCTCGCCTTGCGTGACTCCAGCTTGATAGAACTTGTCTGCAGCCAATGTGCCTAAAGCATCCGCTACATAGTTCAGATCACTGACCAGCGTATTGATCCCATTGGGCCCTGTAATCGCTTCTGAGCCACCTAAAATGAGTTCCTTAGCAATTGCGCTACCAGCTTCTTGACCAGCCTCTAGGACCTTCCTGAGCGCGTCTTCGGACAATCCCATAGACAGCAGTTGCTCAACTTGTTTGCCAAATTGTTTTGCTCCTTGAGCCTGCTGGTTTAGCTGATCCAAAATGCTTGTGCCTGCTTCCTTGGCAGCGTCTGATGCACCAGAGATTGACAACTCTCCAGTGACTGATTCGGCGACCGTGTCCTTGAAGTCGTCATAAGCCTTTTTGGCATCTTCAAGTTTTGCTGCTGCAGAGTCAAGTGCTGCAGTGAACTGGTTTGCCAGTTCCTCTCGCGCTTTCTTGATCTTGTCTGCCATCTTGTCAATGGCTCCGCCAGCACCGCCGGCAGCCTTTTCAGTTTTGTCGAGTTGAGTGTTGATCTCACTGAGCTGAGGCCCAATCGGTCTGATAGTTTCGACTGCTGATCCGGTTGATTTTTTGAACGCCGCCATTGCTCCGGCAGCGACGACCAGACCTGCTGCGATTGCAGCTGCGCCGACACCAATTGTCAAAGCTGTGTTCGCTGCAGTGGCTGATGCTGCGAGTCCCCAGTTCAATGCTGTGGCAACTACCGTGACCGCGTTTGCTGCGAGCATTGCGACCTTGAATGTGACCAGCGCGGCAGCTGCTGCAGCGATCGCTGTGCCGATTCCGAGAATGATTCCGACATTGCTTTGAGCCCATTTACCGAATGAGATCAGCGCCGGGAGCAAAGCGTTCACAATTGGAAGTACTGCAGCACCGATTGCTTCTTTTGTTTCGTCCATTGCAATTGACAATCGCTTGAATTGTCCTTGTGCAGAGTTTGCTGCAAGTGATGCTGATCCGCCGAAAGTTTTTGCGAGTGACTGCATAACCTCATCAACAGACGCGCCATCTTTGATGAGTGAGTAAAGCTCTGGGGATAGTTGTTTGATCGCTTTTGTGTTGCCGGCATATGCCTTGCTGACAGCGTCCGCTACTTCCTGGACTCCTTTGCCGGTCGCTGCCGATACATCAAGCACAGTTTTGAGAGCATCTTGTGCTGATGCAAGATCGCCAGTGCCACGCACAAGGCTGGCAAGTGCCGGACGAAGCTCATCATCTGCGACTGCTGCTGCCATAGAGAGTGTGCTGACGAAGTCTTCATTTGCTTGGATTTGTTTGTCGGTCGCGCCAGTGGTTGCTTGAAGCTGACGCGCCAGCTGTGCTTGTGCAGCTTGATCCGCAGCTGCCGCTTTTGCTGTGACGACAAGACCTGCAGCAAGACCAGCAAGCGCAGCCGTTGCCGGCAGGAATGCTTTGTTTACTGCGAACGCTGCTTTCTGCGAATTGGTTTCTAGTGCCTTGAATTGCTCAAAGGTTTTCTTGAGTCCGTCACCTTGGAAGTCTGTAATGATGGGAATGCGAATTGCCATTAGAGATTGCTCCTACTCAGCGCGATGGTGAGCTGACGCTCAACTTCTTCTGTGATGTTTCGGATCGCTGCTTCAATGTTGTCTGTGTTGGCTTCTACTGCAGGCCACATTGAGCGCGACGCTTTGCCGAATGTCTTGTCCATGTTTTCTATGAGTGTGTTGTTCCAGTCATAGTTCACGCCTTTGCGCTTCTGTGTGGATGATGATCTCCCGCCACGACCAGCGATGTCAAAAACGATGCCGGCAGGGTTCTTCTGCTGGATCACGAACGCGCTCAAAGTTTCGTACTGTGCGCCTTTGTCCATGTTCCGTTTGCGTGCGCGTCGAGTATCAATCTTGACCGTAATGGAACGGTTCGCAATTGCTTTGTCCCATGGGAAGATGTGTCTCCATTTACGCCCAAAGCCACGCATCACGGTTTGCCCGATGCCAGCTGGGAGATTGTTTCGCGCGTCCGAGATCGTCGGCTGCATAAGTGCGCGATAGTCCTTTGTAATTTGCCGGCGTAGATCTGGGGCGAGTTTGTTCAGCGTCTTGAGATCTTCCTTGATCCCGAATACTTGAACGCCCGATCTTGCCATGTGCTCACTTCCTGTTTCTTTCCTCTAACACAGTAGTGACAGTGAGTAGGTCGGCAGTGTCAAACTCTTCTTCGTAGAAGCGCGGAGCCCACGAAAGACTGACCAGCAATTCTGCTAGGAGCCTTCGGTGAGTTCCGCGTGGGTAGGGTTTTCTATTTCCTCTGCAATCACTTCAACGGAATCAAGCTTGGCAATGAACTTGTCAAACTCTCCCGGCACTACGATCTTGGCTTGTTTGCATGCTTCCCACGCCAAGAACGCAAGATCTTCCACGCCGATACCGTTCGCCATGTCTGATGCTTTGCGCTTGAAGCGTCGCTCCCATGCAACGAGTGTGACCAGATTGGTCGTCACTTCGTATGGGTCTTTGCCTTCTTCTGTCACCTTTAGGTGCAGCTTCATCTTGTCTCGCTTTCGTGTCGGACCGGTGCGCGGTCAGATTATGGGGTTACATCCGTGGTATAGGTTCCGCCGTTGAATACCACACTGATGGTGCCCAAAGCGCCCAGCGCGTTCACGACTGGCAATGCAGCCAAGAAAGTTCCGGTCAAGGTCATCTTCGGGTTGGTTGCTGATTCGGTTCCTGCGACTGGCTGAACTGTCACAGTGGTGGTTGATCCGACCAGCGTGTTCAAGGTTGCCCAAGTCTCGCTCGCTGCAAAGCTTGCGTAGAAGTCGAGCTGGACGGAGTGACTGCCGAGGCCCGAAACGAACTTCCTTGAAGCATCTCCAAAACTGGTCGCCTCGAGTTGGTCGTAATTGATATTCACGGTGGCACCAGTGCACTGATCAGTCAGATCGATGCTGTTCACGGTGACGACTGGTGTTGAGAGATAAGTGCTAGTTGCCATGATTACTCCTTGGATGCTTTCTTAGATTTAGTTTTAGCAGGTTTTTCTTCTTCGGTGGTTGATACCTCAGCCTCAACGATGAAACCACCAGCCAGAAGCGCAGCGACATTGATGCCAGCGCGTGGCTCGTACAGCTCACCGATCTTGCCAAGCTTCGAGGATGCGATCACATAGCTCATGATGTTTGCGCCTGTACTTCAATCATCATCTCGTACGCCGGCAGGACTACTCCACCGATGTCTACGCTGGTAGGGCTTCCGGATGTTGCTCCGACATTGGCGGTCATAACGGATGCTGCCATGTTGAGAATGTTGCCTAAAGCGTCAGCGTTGCCCGGACCCATTGAGATGATCTGGACAGGGAAGGTCATCTTGGCAATGTTGTAGTTCCACATCGTAAACGATGGTGCGTCAATGAAAACGCATGGTGGCCTGAGATTGCGCGGATCAGTTACAACTTGCAGACCAGTAGCGGTTGCCAGTTTCGTTCCCAATGCGCTCATGGCATTGTTGAATAGATCGGTGTAGTTGCTTACGGTCATGCGCAAGCCGGGCGATCAATGCCAAGAAGTTGTTTGATCTGACCATTCATGCCGACCACTGGTGTCTGACCCATGTCTTGATATGAGCTGAACACATCTACAGTTCCGCGCGACTTATAAAGCATTCCGCCATACATGACTGTGCCTAGGTAGACATCTTGCGATGGCACTGTGGTCAAGCTGTCAATGTATCCGGCTTCTTGTCTCCTGCGATAGCAGAATGCGTTTGCAGCTGCAGCGCATGTGGTGACGAATGTTTGATCCCCGGCTGATGCGACGGAGATGCCTAACCAGTCAAGAATGTTTTGCTGTGTGATCCATGTGCAGGTCTGTGTGTATGTGACTGTGCCAGACGCTGCAACGCGATCTACATCGCTTGCAGTTTTTGCATACAGCACTTGATTCTGAATTGGCACATTGAAGTCATAGAGCAGATCGCCTTGATCGTCTGTGCCTGTGTACAGATATTGGGGAAGTGCGCGCACCACATAAGACCCATTGAAAGTCGTATCGACTGCCGAGACAGTGATGGACTCGCCGACTGCAATCTCACTGGATGTCAGTAGTTGCAGTACGGCGTAGTTGTCCAGCAGGTACTTATGTGTGACGCTGTATGTTGCCATGAGCGGATGCTCCGCTCTCGACTAAGCCTGTGTGATCTTGCGGATCATTCCTGGGATTGCTGCGAAGGTTGATGCGTAGAGATGGTAGCTCATGGTCCTGCCCAAGAGTGCAGGCACTTCAACTGACATCAATCCGCGGATGCTCTCGTAGTACTCGAAAGCGTCGCCTTGTCCTTGGCCTACTCGCGTGATGATCATCGTCTTGGCAGCGAAGTTGCTGTCCACTACAAGCTGGAGACCCATTGGGGTTCCGTTCCATGATCCTGCGCTTGATGAGCCAAGTGCGTTCTGACCGGTCAATCCTGCACCGATGAATGGGAACAGTGGACGCTTGCTTGAGTCCACAAGTTGTCCGAGCTGTGACCAAACATCTACTGACACGAACATGTGTGTTGGCATCCAGTTACGACCAGAAGCCACATCGTTTGCTGCGTCGTAAACGGACTTGAGCAGATCTTCTGGAGTTCCGTCCCATACGCCCGATGATGTTGCTGCAGTGAGCAAGTTGTCTGCTGCGAGATTATCGCTGGCGATCATTGCTTCGCCCATCAAGTCATTGAGGATAAGTCCCATTGCTTCCGGCGAAGTGAAGTCAATGTCCTGAATTGACAGCGTGACTTGTCCTGCCAGCGTGGTCTTGCTGACCGAGTTTGCTGCAATGACCATCGTGGTAGCTGATGCTGCACCGAGTTCATTTGCTTGTGCTGCGACGCTGGTGTGCGTGGTGATTGTTGGACGGATGAATGTCTTTGACTGTCCGCCATCTGGATAAGCGCGTGCTCCTACGGCTTCAATCACAGGGCGCAAGAAGTTCAGATCCTGCACCAATGGTCCGAGCACCGGAACAGGCAAAAGGCCCAAAGTGTCCGTGGTAAGAACATCACCAGCTGCTGCTTGTAGCGCGGTCTTTTGTGATGCGCTGTATTCTGCAACTGCTTTGTTGATGTTTGCGAATGTGTCGCCACCGATGTGATAGGCAGCCATGTATTCACCTGCTGATGGCAAAGTGAATTGCTTTTTTGCTTGTGCGAAAATTGGTGCAGTTGGGATTGTTGCCTCGACTGCTGGGACGGTTTCTTCTGACATTGGTTGCTCCTGTTCTTGGATTACTTCTTGATTATTGCTTACTTCTTCTTCTGGTTGGTGGATACTCGCAGCGACTTTGCTGATGTTTGCCATGTCGCCGAATGCGCCGATGGGGACAAGGCTGAGCTCCATCCAAGAAGCTTCTTCAATGATCATCGTTCCATCGTCGTCATACGAAAACTTTGTGGGGTTTACGCCCACCGAAACTTGATCAATTGTGCCGTCTTGGGCCATGACTAGCGCGTCGTTACCTAGGGATGTGGCGCTAATTTTGGCGCTGAATAGCATGCCTTCTGGTGTGTCTACACGCTCGGTCACGACTCCAACCGGTTGGCTTGCGTCGTGGTACATGAACAATCTCGGCGCTTTGCCTTCGACTGGCAATGAGCCAGGACGAAAGATCACAGCTGTGCCATCGCTGACTATTGCCGGCACATTGTATGGCGCTGCCATTCCTGAAATTGAGCGTCGCGGTTGATCGCCTTGTGCAGCGTCAAGTGTGAAGTCTCCTGCAATAAGTTTGATCATCTGTTTGCCAGTCTTTCTTGAGTGTTTTCTTCTACTGGTTCATCTTCGCGATCAGCCATGTAGTTTTCTTCTAAGTATCCTTCTGCGTCGTATTCTACATAAGTGCCGTTCGGCAGGATGGAATTGAGTGAGAAGGCTTCTGCGATTGCTTCTGCATAAAGCTTCACGCCAAAGATGTAAAGATCTGCGCGTGCTTGTTCTGATGATTGATAGCTGTACGAGCCTGTGCTTACGCCGACTAGGTATGGCGGAACATTGCCAAGTCGAGCCATTTCAAGCGCCGAATAATTTGCTGATTCAATGAGAAGCATTTTGTCTGGGCTCATTGTTGTTGCTTCATACGAAAGAAACTCGTTGAGTGCTGCAGTCTGATTTGTTGCTCGCGCAGCGTTGAATGATGCTGCAAGGTCAGCGAGTTCTTGTGCGCTCAATGGCTCTCCGCCTGTTTGCTTGAGAATGCCGGCAGGGATTGATGAGCTGGCGTTTCTGTTTCTTGCTGCTTCTACTTTGAGCGCAGTTTCTACCGCTGACACGCTGGTGTAGATCAATCCTGTTGTCGGTGAAAGTATTTGCAGTAGATCTTTGGGGTCTAGTTCTACTCCGTTGAAATAGATCTGATTGCTTGGCGCAAACCAGACCGGACCAGTCTGATCGGTGCTGGTGATGGATCCGACTGGTAGCCGTTGGAAGGACGCAGGATAGCCATCGCTCGTTCTGCTTGTGATGTGGATGATGCTTCTGCCATACATGTAAAGATCATCAAATACCCACGACATGAAATGGGCGTATGTGTTTTGTGGGTCTGGTTGGCGTAGCCATGCGCGTGGAGCGATGTAGACCTTTTCCATGCGTTCGCCGTTCCACATCATGTTGTACATGCGCAATGGCATACAAGAAATAACTGAGGCCATGAGATCTCGACAGCGACTGACCGCCGGGATGGTCATCAGCTGGTTCCTCTGTTCACCCTCTCGCCAAGAATAGTACTGATTGAAAACATTGACTTTTGCGTTCATGTTGGCGTAACTGTTCGCACCAGCAGCAGCTGCTTTCGCAGGCTGTGGTGAGATCGCTGCTTTGTTTACTTTGCGCGAAAATAATGCCATGTGTTTACTCTTCCATAACTGGGTCGGCTTTTGGTGGAGTCGTGCATCGGGGGACCTTCTCCGACGAAAGGATGACACACGACTCCGCGCCGATCTTAGTTCGCCACCACGACAAGCTGTGGCTTCCCACGCGAGTGACGATTGCCGGCAACAATTGCAGTGGAGAAAATCATTGTCCTGCAAAGTTCAATCGGTCCGGGTGAACGCTGCGAACTGACAGCGATTGATCCTTGTGTGCGAACGCTGACTGCGCGCACGACATGCTCCGCTAAGGCCATCTCACCTGTGTGGACAAGTTGCCGTTCACGGATCAATCCTTGAATCGCTGGAGTCCACTTCAAGATCTCTGCATAGCCGACAATGACGCGACGAGATTCGAGCGCTGGTGGACATTGCAGATCCACGGTCGGTGTGAATGCGAACTTGATTGAGTGATCCTTGGCGATCTCGCGCACATGTTCCCAAAGCTGTGTTTGTGTGTCGCAAGTGAACGCGACCGTCACGCCGATGCGACCGTCCGGCATGAGCACTGATCTGGTGGCGTAGTAATGCGAGTCGTTGAAGTCCACTTCTACTGCGACTACTCCGCCGGCTGGCAAAGGTTCGGTGGTGGCGAGCTGACTCCAGAGGCCCTGTGGGATCCACGATCGGTCTGTTGCAATCCAGAGGTTTACGCTACTTCTGAGGAAGCTGGCGCGATCTGGCAGCTGCGATTCAGATTCAATCGTGGACATCTCCAGTGTTTTGCCAAGTGCAGGGTTCGCATATGCCCACGCGATTGGATCCATCGGATCAAGATCTGGTGGTGGCGACCATTCACGGAAGTGGAAGTTTGTTGGCGCGTGTGTGTCAATCAATCGCAATCCCATTTCTCGATAGCGCATCATGACCTTGGATTCTTCTGTGCCGGCAGTGGACCACATGCTCAAGAGAGGGAAGCGTCGTGCGCGCATGGTCGGTGTGATGCCACCATCAATTACTTCTTCGTCAATTCCCCACACCTCGTCTACTAGCGCAAGATCCACGGACAGACCGTGCGCTGCGTTCGGCTTTGCTGATCGGACCAGAAGCTTGGATCCGTCTGGAAGCTTTGCAGCAAGACGACCGTAGGAGCGCGTGAGCTTTGCATCCCAATACTGTTCAAGCAAATCAGCGATCTCTTCGTAGATTCCGGCTGCACTGTCAAGACGGTGAGCCATCAGAAGCACAGTCTGCTTCTCTCCACGGATCTTTGGCATCTCGGTCAGCCACCAGCCAGCCAATGCTCGAAGAGCAACGCTCTTGCCCTGCTGACGCGCGCACGACACAAGAGAGCTCCGGGTAACAAGCTCAATGCCGGCATCATCCGAGAAGGCCAGCTGATCGCGCAAAGCTTCAATCTGCCACTCCATCAGATCCACAGACATGAACTTGCGCGCCCACTCCATTACAGACCACACATGCGATCCCTGCTGATCCGGGCTAATCGTCGCCAGTCTCGGCTGGTCATGACCAGTCAGCGCTGATCCCTGCCGGTCGTCGCTGGTTGGGGAGAAAATGAACGATGGGCTCGGGCTCTC